TATACTGCTAGAATTTTATATACATCGGGCATACCAAGTGAATAAGTACCAGTGATATTGGCAGGATCAAATGCGCTGGCGTCCACTTTTATATACGCAGTTCTTGTCACCTTTTCAGCAGGAGCAGCAGTAATCTTTTTCACATTGTAGTAGGCAATAACGTTCATCGCAGCGTCTGGATTGGTACCTCCAATGGCAACAGTTAAAGTTTTAGCATCTAAGCTTGTAGTAACGGCACCAGTTATGGGAATTGGTTTACCTAAAGTATATAAATTATAGGGCGTAACTGTTTCGTTACAGATTAAAACGATTTCTTCTTTTTGTGCTACGCTTAATGCTGCATTAGCGCCATATGTCCAACGGTCTGTGCCTGACAATGTGATAGTTAATGCACCGCTAGTAGATACAGTTAGTCCAGTAGGCTTTGCTGTTCTGTAAACGAAATCTGCTGTGCTTGTTGGGATCGTTTTGATAGACGAGAGACCTACAGTCCATAAAGCTCTTTTAAACGATACTTCGTATATTTTTGCTTTACTATTATCTAAAACAATATCAGCATTGCCATCGGGATCGCCATTGTAATATATGTGTTTCGTATCAGTGAATAATTTCGCATTATTTGACATACGAATGTCGAAAATATACATTTTATATTGAGTTGTATCAGTACCAACTGTGCCGCTATGATGTTCTATGCTACGAAGTTTTGCTTCGCCAATTTTATTACCACTTGGAGATGCGATTGATCCCACAGTAAAACGAGTTTGGGCTGCATCATATAGGTCAACATTAACGATATGATTAAAAGGAAAATGCCCCATATATTCATCAACAATTACATAGTTACCAATATTGGTTGTTATGTTCTGCTCATCAACGCTTTCGAATTCGGTACCAGCATCAATCTGAACGTCAATTGTTCCAAAAGTTTGGATTCTTTTACCGCCAACATAAGCAAGACCTTTCCCAACACCAATATCCAAAAAGCTAGAATTAGAACCCGCTTTTATTGATAATGGAAAATTCTCAATGACATAATCGCCAGATTCTTCTTCAGTTCGTCTAGCAAATTCTTCTCCAATGACAGAATATTGCGTAGAATCTTTAATTCTGACTGGTCGCCCATTCTGATATTCGATTATCGTGAAGAAATTTTCATCAGCAATTGCAAGAGCAGTAGTTTTAGCGGTCAATACTGGAGTTAGTTGAATTCTATCAGCACCAGGAGCGTTAGCGTTGTTGTATCCTTGAGCGTTGTCTAAAAGAGTTGTGTCAGAAAAGCTATTGATGATAGTTTCTTTTGTAACGAAACCAACAGAGATATTATCTGGTGATATGCTATATCTTTCAACAACGATAGTTTGTTCATCGACTAATACGAAAGAACCCTTTTGATAGATGACGCCATCAGATATTTTTAGACCAACACCGTTACCAATAGTAGTTGTAGTTTCGCCTGTTACTGTGCCTGCTGCTTCGACAGTTGTTACAACAGCGGCAGAGGTAAAGTTTTCAAGACGAATCTGTTCCGTCGAAGAAAAAGTCTTATTTGCACCACTACTTTTTACATAACGAACAAATAAGGTATTTAAATTTGGCGTTTGTGTTTCTAAACCAGATTGAACAAGAAGAACATATGCCTCAACGCCAGTAGAAAGACCAACAGCACGAAGCTCTGGATAGTTAGACATAACAACAGGCTGACCATCAACTTGCAAATCCTTAATTTTTACATAAGGAAGTCTGGTCAAATAGATAAAACTACAACCCTTTACGATTGTACCTTCTTTGAGAATATTGTCGCCAAAACGCTCAATCTGATTTTGAAGAATTGTCTGTAGCTGTGTTAGTTCACGAGCCTGAACAGCAACGCCCGGCTTAAAGAGAACTCGATGGAAATCTTTATCAGCATCATAGTCATCATGATACGGGTCTTGGTTAAAATTGGTATCTAATCCCATTTCTTATCCCTTTAGAATTCTAAAATAATTCTTACTTTTTCAGATTGGTCATTAGACCTAGCGACTGGCGATATGTTTTCTTTATATATAACTTCGCCGGAGTTATCTACAAGGTCTCCGTCAATACGACTTGTAATCTTCGCAGATGCTCCGGTGCCACCACTTGACGTATTTGAAACAAATGTATTCACTGTGGCAGACGCATCATCAGATATACCGAATATACCTTTGACATTACTCAAGAAGAACGTTCTATAAGCGCTTGCACCAATAGAGCCGATACCAGAAGCAATAATAGTTCCTGTACTTGCTTCTGTATTAGCGCTGTTATTAATGCGAGTTGTAAGCGCTGCGTCACTTGTAACATAAAACGATGTAGTATTTGTAATTTCCGCATAATATGTCGGAACGGTATTAGCAAACGTTGATCCGTTAAGGCTTCTGAAAGCTAATACTTGACCGTTAGAATAACCATGCGCTACTGTTGTTGTAACAACCGCTGGATTTGCTGCTGTAATACTACTCACAAAACGAGTGATTGTATTTGAAACAGCGAACACTGTGCCGTGAGCGTATGTAGTACCATCAGCAGCTTGAACTGGACCAGCAATACCTTGGTCTTGTGTTACAAACTGGTCGATTGTAAACCCGGTATTAGCAACGCCCGTATCACCAGTACCAGCATCAACGATTTGAACTGCCATTTCAGTCAATTGATTGAACGTACTGAAACTTCTATCAATTGCTTCAATTTCTGCTACAATGCCAGAAGTAAGCCCTTTGACTTTATAACCTGTTGCAAAATCACCACGAATGTTACGCAATCTTAAAACATCGCCCGCTCTGTTACTTACTTCAGCAGTTGTTCTGCCAATGTAATCTGGAAGAGTGACAGTTTCTGTATTAGTATATATTTCAATTGTAATTACATCACTAGCAGGTACAAGCGTAATATCAGTGAGTGTGAATGTTGTAGAGTTTGCTGTGTGAGCAGTAACCAAATTGTTTCTTTTTACTATAGATGTCAACGGTAGGTTTGAACTAAAGCCAAAAGCGTTGTTAGCATCATCTTTTGTTATAATTGGATCATTGTTACCAGTATGAACATATGCTACAACATTAATATCTAATACGTCTTTGCCATTTGTAACGAATCCTGCAACGCCGCCGGATGCGCTACTGTTGTTGAAAGATACTGTCAATCCAGCATCAGTATACACAGAGAATGATGTTGCATCTATTGTCTTAGCATAATAAGTAGTTGGCGAGGCGTCATTATCTAAATTAGTGCCATTCAAACCATGGAATGATACATTAGCGCCGTTTGAAAGACCATGTGCGTTTACTGTTGCAACTACAGCAGGATTTGCGGCAGTTACACTACTAACAGCTTCTGTAATTGTGTTGTTACCAATAAAATCAGTAGCAGCAAAAGCGGCGCTTCCCTCATTTAATCTTACATTAATTGTGTTAGCAGGAGAACCTGAAGCAATGACCATACCGCCCTTCGTATCAGCAGATATCTTATTACCAGCAGTGAATCCAGTCAGTGTATCTGTATTGACTGTGAGAGTTTGATATCTTGAGAGCGTGTAGGTATAAGATCGAAGAAGTGTATTTGATGATTGTGGCACATAATGAATGACTGTTTCGCCATCTAAGAACGATGATGCTGTTGATGTTGTCAGTGTGAGTTCTACATTTGCGAATAATGGGTCTTTAAGAATACCAACAGAGCGATAATCATTCGTTGTTGGTATTGTATTTGATTCGTTATTAGCATATGTTACTGAGATGCCTGCACGAGATGCGTATAGTTCATTGACTACATCAGACCCATGCCCACCAGGTGGAGAGAGACTTGGTGTGAGATTTGCTGCTGTGATACTATCACCATTGCTTGAAATAATAATATCAGCAAAAGAATATCCAGAACCTCTATTAACAACTTCGATTGTTGAAATAGAATTTGCTGTTGTATCAATCGTAGCAACCACAACTGCATCGTCGCCATCGCCTTTGATTGTGAGACCAGGACCAATTTCGAAGACAGAAGATGTATCTGGTACCGTAGTAAATGCTGGGTTAATCAACACTCTTCGTTCAGAACCAGTAACGATATATTCTGAAATATCTCTTGCTTGGCCAGCACCTGTACCAGACCTAACATAGAGTGTGCTATTTTTATAGAAATCTGTGTTAGCGCTGAGTGTTACACTGGAACTTTCAAGACCATGTATTAGTGTGTTACCCGCAACAGAAACTTCTTTGAATGTGCCGTTTGCGTATGCGTTATATTTAGCGCCACCACTGTTGATAATCACTGCTTCAATAGAACCACTAACTGCATTTGCAGATACATTAGCATTAGGAATAACAGGAGCAAAATCGTTTGTAGCAAACTTAGCCCAATCTGCTGCTGAAATGTTGTACATCAACTTCCATACATACTTATCAGTAGTTTGATAAAACTCATCGTCTGCTGATGTCTCAGAGAACAATGGTTTATCAGTTGCAGCAGCACCACCGTTGTTATCTAAGCATTTGAAAACGGCATAGTTGCCGCTCTCTTCTGAGATGGCATAAAAGTTATCGGTTTCTAAAGTTGTGCCAGTGTAGCTGTAAGCAGAATATGTATTACTTGATACCCAATTAACACGGCGAATCATATGCTTTACATCATCTGAAACAATTTTCTTACCAAAAAGAATATTATCATACACGTCATTATGCACGCCAAACGTACTGTCCGCAGGGGCAGGTGGCGCATTGTCGTCGGCAAAGGGCAAAGTCTCGCCAGTAAATACGTAGTATAAACTGTTTGAAGACTCTGAAACAGACTCAATAAATTGAGCAGCCATATGTGTCTTGAATTTGTTTGTAACTAATTTCGTCATCTAGATCTTTTTCTTTGCTTTATGATGTGGATACGGTATCAGTTGTCGAAGTAGCAGTAGTAATATTAGTATTTATAACACTGTTCTTTACTACTGTACCAAATAATTCAGTGCCTGCAACATGAAGCACTTTTTTTACAATGTCTCGATATCGATTAATTGAAACGCCAGTTTGAATATCATACGAATATTCTTGATAATATTTATTGTCTCGTATTTTCGAAACATCACTAAGATGTGATGTAGTTGTTTCCCAGAAGCCTGTGCCGGTGCCTTCTGTTGCTACAATTGAGTTAGCTGTAATAACAAACTGATTAGTATCACTTGTGAGCGACACTGCTTGATTGCCTAAGTAGCCATAACCAGAATCTAAGACTTCAAGCCCAGTAGCAACACCATCAGCGACAATAACATCACCTGTGATAACAGCATTGTCTCCCATCGAACGAGAGGTTAAGTCGATACTGTCATTACCAGCGGCAAACCCTGCAATAGCGCCAGAACTTTTACCAATAATGTTAGAGGTACTCCAACTTGTATTAAAACGAGTCCTTTTTAGAAGTAATACACTACTATTTGCAGAGATTATAACACCTTTCTCTGTACCATCTTGTTGAATGATTTCACCGGGCGTAAAGTTGCTCGTGATAAGAG